GGGCCGTTGATATCCTGGAAGCACGCCATAATTTCTTCGTACTTCATAATTTCTCCATTTCCCCCGGCTCCCAGCCTGGGCTTTTTCATGTACTCTTGTTCACCATTCCTTGTGCTCTCAGCAGAATCATGTTAAGCTTTCAAGCAGAAAGGAGGTGAATACAATGTCCTATCGAATTGATTTTCGCATCGGCTGTCCCCAGTGCTTTTCTTACGAGCAGGAACCTTATCACGCTTCCATTGTTATTCTTCAATCACCGGATTCCCCTGAGCCTTTCTTTAGTTATCCGGGCGGTTGTGGCGGTTACCACGATTGCCCTACTTGTAACTGGTGTCTGAAAGCCATCCGAGAAATGTTCATTGATGGAGAAATCAACTTCTATCGGGATCCTCAATCGATTTACAGCACCTCTTGTCAGACACTTCATCAGCCGATTCACCCTCGTTCTGAATAATCCGCTTCAATGCTGTCTTGGTTTTCTTTGCCAACATCTTGCGGTATGTTTGATCTTCCCGCTGCCACGGGCTGTTCATTGCAGCATACCAGCAATTCAACGCCATGCAAAGTTCGTCCAGTGCGGCACACAGCGGGTCTATTTCCCGAAATGTCACATCGTATTCCCTGCTCTCCGCTTCCACCGGAGCGCAGGGCTTTTTGTTGTCTGCCACCTCTTCACTCCCTTTCCTCCCCCGGCTCCCCGCCGGGGCTTTTTCATGCACTCTTCTTCGTGTCAGTGGGGTCGAGCTGCCGGCTCATTAGAATCTTTTTGAGATACCAACGAAGCAAAAAATATCTCGTTCACTTCCTCGGCGGTCAAGCCGTAATGCTCCTGAATGGCTGCAATCTCATTCTGCCGAAACTGCGCTCCACGGTATTCGTTGATTTTAGCATTCAGCCGTGAAAGGCTCATTTCAAGGAAATCCGCCAGATTTTGTTGCGATTCCCCGTGCAACTGCATAACAGCATTGAGTTTTCTCTTATTCACCCTTTTTCACCTCCGTTCATCCATCCCCTTAAATATTGTTCTATATTTAAGTATCTTTTTAGGATACTTAAATATTAGCATGTTGTATGAATCTTGTCAAGATATTTTTTCTTGCTTTTTAGATTATCTGTGTTATTATTAAGATACAACGTATGAAAGGGTGATGTCCTATGACCACCGGCGAACGGATACGCCAGCTTCGCATTGAGCATCAGATGACACAGGAAGAACTCGGTGCCAAAGTTGGTGTGCAAAAAGCGGCCATCTATAAATATGAAAACGGCCTTGTTGTCAACCTGAAACGTTCTATTCTTGAAAAACTTGCATTGGTATTAGATACCACTCCCACTTATTTAATGGGAATGGAAGATGCCGAACCGGCACAGGCCTCCCTCACCAAGGCCCAAACCTCTTTGCTCTCGGTTTTCGATAAACTGAATGAAGAAGGTCAGTCTAAGGTCATTGAGTATGCAGAGGACTTGCATCGTACAGGATACTATAAAAAACCTGCTGCGGATGGATTGGTTACGAAAGAAGCGTAAGTAAGGGAGGAATTATGGTGGTTGATCCAAAATCACATAAATATCGCTTTTTATTTCTTATCACGATTCTAATGATTGTTTTTCTTCTTGTTGGCTTGTACTTCGGTATCCGTATTGGTGCCGGATATTATGATTTCTATCGTCCTGATTCTCCATATTATCAAAATGCCGTTTCTCAGATGTCCCACGATAGCTATAATAATGGTTGGGACGATGGATTCGATGATGGCTATGCTCAGAATCAGGAAGCATCATATAACAAAGGCTATAAGGCGGGATACGAAGCTTGCCAGGTGGAAAACGAAAGTATTCGCAATGAATATGATGCTGGCTATTCGGTAGGTTATGATGAGGGCTGGGATCATGGTTATGACGCTGGTTACCCGGACGGCGCAGCAGACAATTATCAAGAAGCCTATGACGAAGGCTATGAACATGGCTACGATGACTGTTTTGACGCTGTAAACTAAGTTTTCATTGCAGAAAGGATATACCCATTATGATTCACCGTACAACTTGCAATAATTGTGGTTCACTTTTGGAGTATGATAGCACATCTACTCATGAAGGACTTCGGGATCTTGAAGATATTTTATGCCCGGTTTGCGGGAAAAAAGTTGCTACCGTTTTTACAAATCTTATTCCTATCGCAACGTTAGTTAAGGCGGAGGACATTAAATGAAAAGGACACTTATTTCCCTTGCACTAATTGTTCTGCTAATGGTTTCTATCCCTGTTTCCGCATTTGCATCTGCTGAATTTAATCGCAGCATTTTTAATGGGAGAGATGATCTCAGCCTTACTGCAGATGATATGACTGGAATAACCTATGTTCGTTCCTCAGGATGGGCAGATGGTAAAACTATTGTCACATCCTCCGCAAGTGCTGTTATCTTAGTCAGCCCCTTTATCAGTCTAACAGATCCCGCCGATTTTTACGTTTTGGAATTTGATTATCAGGGATACCATTGGGCAGACCTCAACTCGATTCTCATTAAAATCGGTGATAACCGCTACATATTCTCTAACTGTAATCATTCCTATTCGCTCGGAAGCGATGGGACCGTCTTCGAAAACATCAGTTTTGATTTGACAAATCAAATGCTTTCTTTCATGGATGATTTGATTCAGCATCAAAATGATGAGATTAAAATAAGGCTCCAGGGAACAACGCAAAGCTTCGACTTTACTCTCACTGATGAAATGAAAGACGAAATTCTCACTTTGTACGATGTTTATGTCAATGGTGGCGGTATACGCAAATCCAACCTTGACGGCATAAGCCTTGCTGAAAAAACAGTTGTTACCAAAAACGGCTATCCGCTCAAATAAACTGTATCCATTTTGGAATCAGTCCCACAAACAAAAATAACCTCGCCAGTGGGGCAACACCAGCGGGGCAAAACAATCCCCCCGCCGGGCGGGCCGGTGGGGGTGTGAGCATCCATGCGTATCATGGCGGGG